CGACGCCAGAGATTAAGTTGTTCAGGTGTCTTACCCGCGGCAACAAAAATCCCTTCTAAAGTGTCAGTGTTTGAGCAGCAACCGCCGAAGACTTTCTCAAGCCACTCCTGGCAAGATGCTACAAATGGCCCGGTGTAAGCAGTAACCAAAGGGTGTTGCCCACTTATACACCGACTGCGGAATCCGGGCGGATCCTTGTCTTTTTTAGTGAAGCAGTCGCAAATGGGCTCGCGACCGCCTATCATTCTCAAAGGTGGAATGGCGCTTTCACACCCAGAGAAACTCTCGTATTCCTCTCGTATAGCTCGCTTGTTAGCAGTGGAAATGCTAGTTTTGGCGAGGAACTCATCAACAGAATAGTAGTGCATCTGATAGTCGTCAGGACAGAGCTCCAGCAAGTCACGTCCTGCTTGCACCACTGGATTCCAGTCAGCACGAGTTGACTTAGGAGTACACTTGGCTGCGCGATTAGCAATGGCGCAAAACTCATTCCAAGAGGAAGAAGAGGCCGTTACCACGTAACTCGCCAAGGAAGGCGTGCATAAGCACGCCAAACCAAAGTTTGGCGGTTTGTCCTCAGGACTGGCTTTAGTCTTGGTGATTTTAGCACTCGGGTCCAAGCCCAATAAGGAGCCGCTGTCCCGTCGACAAAAGAAGCACTGGTTGACGACCAAAGGCCCTATAAAAAGTATAAGGTAAGAAGGGTAAAGACAAGTCGGGCAGATCATACGAAACTGAGAAAAACAAGTTGGTAAAGGTAAGACTGTTGACGTCGACGGAAAGGCACGGTTGCGAAACGGAATGGGAAGGAGCACCGGCCGAACGGGACGAGTCTGAAGGCCAAAATAAAAGGCCAACAATATGTCCCGCAACACACCCTGAGGAGTGTGGTAGATTAAATAAATCAAAGGTGTGATGCCCCCTCCCGCGCGGCGTCACCGGTCTAAAATTTTGATGCCATAAGCATCAAGAGACCTCCGCAGGGCGCCATCACTCGCTTTGGCGCGCTGGAGAGAATTAACGACAATAGTGTCGACTAAGGCTTCATGAGCTGCCATAACCGCCGGAAGCGTTGGGAGCGTGCGGTGCTCCTCGATCAACAAAGACCGGGCTTTGGAGCGCAGGTTGTTAACGCCCTGTGCTGAAATGCAGCCATCCTTGAGAGCCATAGAGGCCAAGGACGAGAGATGCCCTGAAACTGCGGCGGACACAAGGTTGCTTGGCGCGCCCATGCCTAATACAGCCGCTGGATAGACAGGCGTGCGAGTGAGGTCGATCCAATCAGCTTGTGGCGGTAGCAAATGCCGAGCAAGAAATGGACTACAACGATACAAGAAACGCTGGAACAAATTCCTTGCGGCGGGGCAAACTGCAAAAGTCACGACTAAGTCGTTAGCCGCAGGATCCAAAGCGGCAGTGAGGTGGACGTCAGCATCGTCCACCTCAGACAAATGAGCCACAAAATCAAAGTGTCCGCGAGCTTGAAGAAACGCCTGGTATAAATTACCCACCACCAGGACAGCACCACTCGAAAGTTGTTGGTAGTCGCCCCTAGGAAATGGGATGCGAAGAACAGAAAAGCTAACGAAGGCGCCCAAGTCGTCAACTACCTTTGCGGCCAAAACGCGGAGTAGTGGAATCTGTACAACGTCCACGTTGGTCTGCAAAATGGTAGGAGTGGCTGCGACAAACAAAGCGAACCCCATCCCCTGTGCGCGCCGGAGAGAGGCTGAAAGCTCGGTGCAAGCAGAAGGCATATGCTGCCCCTCACTTACTAGTTGGTTATCAGCCAAAAAGTAATCAATAGTAGCAACGGGGACAGCTCCAACCGCAGCAACAGGGGGACGAGGAATGGGGGTGGAATGGTAATGGGGTAAGAACCACTTGGCCCAAACTACAGCCAAGGAGCAAGAAGAAATGACAGCAAGAATTTTGTAATACAAAACTGCCCAATAATTTTGGGCAACTACAACAAAAAGGTCGGTTAAATAACTCAACCCAACACTACACCATTCATACAACTGTACAAAAGGCGAGAAAAGAGCTACGAGGGTAAAAACAACCTCGTTGTATATAGCGAAAATATACCCTCG